ACTTTCCTTCATCTAATTTTCCCATTTTATTCTCCTTATACTAAGTCCATTTCTGAATCCAGTGAATCCCTACGGTAACATTATATTGCCAGTAGGTTTCATCTGGTATTGGTTGATCCGTTATAGTTTCCCGCACTGTCATCTTTTGTAATGATGTTGTAAAGTTGCCTCCCTCATAATCATACAAGTCAATTTGTGCTCCCTCATTAAAATATTTAAAAATCAGGTCCCTTATTTTATACTGTCTGTTACTCTTAGTTGTAAGTTCCCTATTCACAAATACATTGAAATTTAACATAACTTGGCAACTCCGCCCCTTCTCAACACCCACATGCCGATGTTGTACTATCTCACCAAGACCGAGTATCCTTTCCTGTATCCACTCCGCCCTATTAGCAACTTCAAATGTTGTACCTTCCCAATCAATAACAAGTCCCTCAACTTTAACAAGATTAGCATCAATGTATTCTTCAATGCTTGCCTTTACATTTTGAAGTTTTCCTTCTGCTGTTATTACCATCTGAATTCATTCCAACTTTTCTTATATCTTGTTGCTAAGTCTTTTGGCAACTTTGTCTTTGTCAATTCCCTCATAGACACCCGCACCATGCCGTAAGCAGCTTGATCTGAATAACCATATTCAAGATATACTATATAATCTACCCCATTTATAATTTCTATGTACTTAATAAGTTTTGTAGGCCCTGTATGATTATTGAAATCACTTTTTTGTCTCCCTTCACTCACTTCCCCTTTCTTATTAAATTTATTTCGTAGCACTTTCTTTGTAGGGGGGGTTAAGAAAACCGCCCCTACACCACCTAACTTTGTCATACCAACATACCATCCAGCACGACTCCTGCCGGTCGCCACGGGGCTTTTTCTAACTACCCTTGCAATTAAATCAAATGCGAATTTCTTTAATGCCTTATCTGTATCAACACTTGATTTTTTCATAAAGTTATTTATGAAACTATTAAACTTCTTTGTTTCTGCTTCTATTGTAAATGATTGTGCCATTATCCTAACTCACAGTAAACTACATAAGCAATTCCAAGAGGATCTGACTTTACTTGTTTGACATTAAAAGTACTTCCACTTTCAACTACAACATCACTTGTACTCAATGTGTTACTAACTCCGCTCTGCATCAACACAAACTTCGTGTCACCAATCTGTATATTTGTTGCTTGACTTAATTCATTATCTGTAACAACCCCTTTAATTGCACTTACCCCACTCCAATCAGTGTATGGGGATGTTGTATTTTCTTGATTTCTTGGATTATAAGTTGCCCCTGTAAACTGTCTGTACTTGATCGAAGTATTAATAGTTACATCCCTTACAATTGCTTGTAAGTCTCTCTTTATGAGATCTAACTCTGCTGTTGGTAAAAGTGCCATTAGGTAGAATCACTTACTCTTGTTTTTGCTTTTATTATATCATTATAAATAACATATTCAGTATAGATCATCACATATTCCTTCGGATTATCAGTTCTGAAAATCTCACCTTTTTCAGGGTCTACCAGACGTTTGTTCTCGTCAATATGTCGTAGTGCCATCACATCTCCCACTATAGTTATCACGTTACCTGTAGCCGCAAAAGCCCTAACGATTACGCCTTCAGTTAGTCACAATGGCGGACATTATTCTTTGCAAATTTTGTTTAGCTAAAATCACTTATTACACATCCCCCACATACTCACTATTGTCTTGCCCAAGTGTATCAACTTCATAATCAAATGAATCAAAATATTCAACAATATTATCCGAACTACTTGAGGCTCTTGCTTCAAAATCCCTTGCCATTTGCATGTATCTTGCTGATACTTGCTTTTTGTCAAGTTCAAATGCCCCTGGTATCTTTATAGTATATGCCGTTGCCATAGCTTTTACTGCAAGTATTCTGCAAGCCTCACTGGCAGAAAGCCAAATTGAGTCCCCATTAATTTCAAGAAGGGCATCTATGTCCGCATCAGTAAAATCATAATCTGTGCCATAAACTCCATCTGTATTATCATGTATTAATAATCTAATTTTACCTCGGTCAGTATCGGGTGAATATGTGTATGCCATTTTAAATCTCCATTACTTCTTATCAGTAACTTTTTTCATATCAATTCGCAACTTTCCAATTGCATCATTCAATCTCTTCATCTCTTCTAACAATAATACCCCAGTTATTGCACTCGTTAGTAACCACATTTCATGTCTTGTACATGGACTATACATTTCTTGATCAAGTAGGTACTTGTTATTAGAACTACTAACAAGTTTCTTGAATCGCTCTCCAAGATTATCAACGAAAGACTTGTAATCGTCTACCCCCTCAATTTTATCCTTGTTGTTCTTTTTGCTCCCCTTTAACATTTATTATACCCTCTCCTTCCAATATGTTCCGTTGTTGTTCCTCTGTCATCTCTTGCGGATCATTGAATGTGCCTTTGTCAGCATCATATACCCAGTCATTAGGAATATTAAGTCTACGCTTCTCATCAAGAAGTGCATTTTGTGTAGCAAGAAACGCACTCTCCCTTCTCAGGCGAACATTATCTAATTGAGTTCGCAATAGTTGCTCTTCAAGCATTGTTTTCTCTCTTTCCCCAATCATTGACCGCACCCTCCAAAAAACTTCCTTTGCTACTTCCCTCATAGTTGCTCCCCCTCCTCTGTATTTCCCTTTATAAGATATACCCTTTGCGCCAAGCATCTGTGCCACAGGGGCAAATGATGGTAAGGCCCAATGAGCATTTTTAAGAAGCAAGATTGCTTCATCAAACACATTTTCAGTTGAAGACTTTACTAATGCCACATTAAACAAGACTGCATGTAATGGTGACATCCCATCAAAAAACTCCACCATCCTTTGTGCATGTACATTAGCAAGCATTGAATCCACACCCCTACAAGCAACAGCCGCTATTGACCTGAACAATGTCTCATCTGGGGAGTATGTTATTGCCCGCATTAAATTATTACTTTTTTCTTGTGGGGATCTTCCAGCTTGCGATCTCATAAAATAATAAGATGCCATTAACCGTTTGTGACAACATTCATAAAAAAAACAACTTAACAATAAGGCAGTACCACCTAATATTAACCAGTTTGGTGTAAATAAAAATATCTTATTTGCCGATAATGAAACAATCATTCCACAAGTCAACCAAAAATAAATTGCTGTTGTTGAAGATCGTAAGGCGAAAAAGAAAAACGCATCAATCAACACACTTGTCAGGGAACTCAGTAATATCAACATAAGAAAAAAATCACTTGTACCAATACTTGCACTCATAAATATAAATCCATAATAGTACAATGATCCAATGAATAACATGAACAGGGAGAATCCTATCAGTCCAAACTCAACAAGATATTCAAGATAATCATTATGACATTCCCTTGGCTGGGGTGTTATGTATCTTGTTGGTTTTAGAAACCAAGGATGTACTTCATTTATTGATGCTTGTGCTACATACACTTCCCGTCTAAAGCTCCATAGTCCCCAACCACGTAATGGTCTCTTCGCAATTAACCATAACGCACTCATCCAATAACACACCCTGTATCTGAATGATGCATACCAAACTTGTTCACCTCTTGGATCTATTTCCTTATGAAAAAATGTGCCCCAGTTTAATTTAAACAATAACAGAATTACAATAGTTGAAAATATTATAAGAGCTAATCCAAGATTAAAAAACAACTGATTATCAATGGCAAAGTTAGCTACATGTTCCGGTAATTGTCCATAATAAGCAAGTACTAATAGGCAAAATATCACAGAGCCTAAAATCCCAAGTTGTCCTGCCCTTGACTTTGTCTTGTACAAAGTAAAAATGCCAAGAAAGGACAGTACAAATATCGCCGGATCTATTGTGTATGCTGCATATACGGTTAACCACAAAGTAGAAGAAAAAAATGAAGCAAGAAAATTAGGATTCCCCGCACTTCCTATTGGATTATCTTTTGGTCCACCAGCTTTTATCGCATTAGGAAAAAACGGGTCAATCATTAAGGTTTGTAGATAACCATATATACTATTGAAGGCAACAACTAAGGATGTTGCCAATGCACACCACTTAAAAGATTCCCTATCTAAAAACACACTCGAAATAAAGAATGTGAATATTAACGGTATTTGTAGACTAAGTTCCTTCTTAGCATTGTGTGTTGGTGTTGTCCACAACGCAGACAAACACATGTAACAGAAAAACAAGAATATGAATAAGGCAGGGGGGGAATGGGGAAGGTGTCCATTACTCACCCCTGCCAGGATGCCAAGGGAGGAGAGCGTTCCCAGGGCATACATTTGTGGAACTGCAAAACAGTTCCATGTTACCTTTGGTAAAAAAATTAACGCACTCAAACATATTCCGATAAGTATCCATAACATAATAAGTTGCTCTCCTTATTATTTAGTTGTTATCCTTCCTGATTATTGTTCAAGCCAAATCAATCTCATACTCATCTTTTGTACACGACCTGAAATATTTCTTGCAGCAATGGCATAAGTCGTCCCACCACGCAATACCCATCTGTCATCTTCCCTGTAAGTTTTATTGAATTGTGTTGCAAGAAGCGTTACACCAGAATAGCTTGCTATAGTAGGTTGCTCAAAGATGGAAACACCTGTAGCAGGTGAAACACCACCCCTATGTCTATTTATTGGTGTAAGTGTTGTACCTGAACCAGTTATAGACACTCTCTCATTAATTGTAAGATAACAATTACTGACATCAGATGATATACGAAAGATCATATACGGAGATACAGTATGTCCCCGTACAAGCATCACGGCAGATGCACTATTTGCAATGCTACCAAAAAGGTAACTTGCATCATAGATGATACCTTGATTGACCTTGCTTTGCAACACATCGATAGTGCGTAATGCACCGTCAATCGAATCAACGTTGACCCTTGTACTTTCCGTGACTCCCCGAATACTTACACTCTGCATTCCCTACCACCTCCTAAGGAGTATATGTTTTTTGCCAATACTCTCTATTAGTATTCGCTTTTGTATTACAACTTGTACATAGTGTTATAAGATTATCTAATTCACAATTCTTCTTGTTGTAATCTATGTGATGAACACACAATCTTTTACTGCGTTGTTGGCAACTTGGGATTGTTGCCTTTCGCCGATCAAGCTATTCTACTAAATTCTGTCCTTAAGTTCCAATAGCAAAATAGTGGATAGATACCTTTGAATTGTAAGTAACACCAGACCTATTCAGTTTGAATGTTACAAAAGTCACTTGTGTACAATTTGCGCCAAATGATTTGGTGCCTTCAGGATGACATACAACTGCTATACCTGTAACATCAGCTATTGCCCCTTTTGAACTTGCACTTGCAAATACATTGTATATTGCAGATAAGCCAAGTGCCTGTCTTGCAAGTGTCCCGCCAGAAGCCCCATCAGTTGTTTCCAGAATTCCTGTAGTCATTTTCAACCCAGATGTCGTTGCATAAGGGAGGGAATAACCACTTGTATAGTCAACTTTACCTTTGTAAATTGTAACACCGGAAGGATTAGTTGTTATTGTAACACCGGAAAGTTTTCCATAATTCCGGGAACCCCTTGCATTATTATCACGTCTTGCTCTTGTCATTTTTGTTTTCTCCTTTTAATCTATTTTTATATGATCGGGGATGCGGAGAGAAAACTTAACCATCTCAGAACCATCCCCGATCTTACTTAATAAAATCAACTATTTAGGCCGCCGTCGATTTGTACGAACACTTATCTGAAATTGCCCCAATTTCCCCGAAGAAACGGACTTTGTGTTGTGACTTAATATCAGCCCTAAACTCACGATCATTTCCAGGTTTAGCTGAAGCTGTTGTTAACGGCCACACTTCATTCCACACAAAGTCCTGCGCAAAATCTCCAAGATACCATGTAGTAGTACTTTGTGCCGTAACATAAGGTGAAGTCAGCGGAGTGAAACTATTCTTCCACATGTGTACAGCATTCTCAACACCCTCTGGAACAAGCGTACTATTCTGCATTTGTAATGCTTCCATGTGTAAGTCAAAAGGCACAAGCAGAATCAGATTGTTAGTATCAATCATAACATAATCACCTTG